ATTACCAATGGCACCATAAGCAGAGTTAAGAGAAATCTTCTTTGCCATCTGAATATTATTACAGCGAGCAATCTCTTTTACTAGCTCCTTATTCTTAGTTTTCTCATACTCTTTCTTTGCCTCAATCATCTTCTTTTTGAAGATGACCCGATCCTGATACATCTTTTCCATCAACTCTGGAAGAAATCCACGAACGTCTTTGCGGAACATTGCCCCATTAGCACATACAGCATAATCACTGTACATCTCAAAACTGATTTGTTGATTGAGGATCTTATCTACAGTCACAGTTGGATGCCTTTCATCTACCAGAGTTTCTGGAGAGATGTTGTATTGCATAATCAGGTGAGGATACAGTGAGTTAAGGTCAAAGTTCACAACCCAATCATACTTTCCAGGAACTGGTTCTTTCACATATGCGCCAGCATACTTCTCATTCTTCTGAGATTTATTCTTTGGAGGAATGACAATGTTACGCTTCTTGAGATAGTTGTAGATGATATTGTCCCACATCCTTACCTGATAAAACACATCCGCATAGTTTACCTTTGCGTCATATGCCATCGTAAGTGCTAGTTCGATGAGTTTCATCTTGTCTTCCAAACGGTCAACAAGTTCTACGTCAACGATGTTGTATTCAATAAACTTCTGCCAACCCTGAGTATAAAAGTCCTTAAAGGTATCAAACTCACTGTGATCAAGTTTTTTCTGTCCCAGTTCTACTTCGGCAATATAATCAAGGCGATATGATTCCTGCGCTTTATAAGTAAACTTCTTATAAAGATCAAGGTAATCCAATTGAGTTAGACCCCCAACATCGAATGATGTGTGCTTACGTCCATTGATATAAATCTCACCTTCAGTAACCAATCCCCAGTTAGAGAAACGTTTCATTAGTTTCTCACCAAGAACACGATTGAGACGTTTACAGATGTATGGAATATCATACAACTGAATGTTCCAACCAGTCACAACATCAGGAACATCAACCATCCAATAGTTAATGAAATGATTGAGAAGTTCATATTCACTGGGGCAATGATGATATGTTACATTACTCTGCTTATTATTGAATGGTTTTACTCCCCAAGTAATGATCTCTTTAGTTGTATAGTCCTGAATAGTAATCGCAAGGATTTCTTCCGAGCACGATTCAACATCTGGGAATCCTTGCTCAGAAGCAACCTCAATGTCCAAAGTTACAAGTTTGATTTTATTAATGTCAAACTTGATTTCATCTTCTGGGTACTTTTCTGAAATGTACTGATAGATATATCTGTCGTTTCCGAAGATTTCAAACCCATCAATCTCATCATACTTTTTGTAGAACTCACGGCAATCCTTAACTGTTCCAGGATTAATTGGTTCTACTGCTTCTCCACCTAATGTTCTATACTTAGAATCTTTTTTTGACTTTATAAAGAGAGTTGGAAAGAACTCATCTCTTGTCTCAAATCTTTTACCATTTTCTACTCCACGAACCAAAAATTGATTTCCAATCAACTGAACATTAGTGTAAAATCTCATTCTTTAATCAAGTCCTCATATTTTTCAAGTAGAGTCGGAGTCGGGTCAGCAAGAGTGAGAATCTTATCCGAACTCATCATAAATGTATTTTCTTTGGTATATCCACAAAGGAATGGTTCTATTGTTTTGTCCTTCCTAATAACAAATGGATTAATCAGTTTGCAATCAGGTTCTCCAATATCAGCGCCGACTTCCTCAATCTGACTGATCAGAATCAGATCGTTCATTAGTGCTAGAATCTTCGTTAGTTTCTTTTCCATGATTAACTACATCTTTAACATACATTTCTTTTAATTTAATAGTTGGTTCCACCATTGTTACCAACCAATCTGCTGGCACAGGAATCCTTTCATCAGCAGAAAGTGGAAGCCATGGGTATAGAGAAACTTCAAATCCAGATTTTTTCTCAATCCCATCTCCCTCAACCATGCTTGGATTACGCATCCTAATCAAACATGGTTTATCAAGATAATATCCAACTACCCTTGAGTTTTCTTCTTCACCATAAACCATTTCAGTAACATCAGAAATTAAGTCTTCTCCAGACTTAAGTAGCATCAATTTAATCGTCATAATACACTCGAACCTCCATTCATTTTAGCAAGAAAAAAAGGAGGAGTCAACCTGGATTTTGCCAGGTGCTCCTCGCGCCGACGATATTCAGTTATATTTATAGATAGTCTTTACGCTTGTGATGATCAGGAACAATCTTTCTTAAGTTGACAGAGAGGAGTCCATCTTCAAAGGATACATCTGCGACTTCTGTATCGTCTGCCAGTGTCCACGCTCTCTTGAAAGATCGTTGAGCCAATCCCTTATGGACGTAGTTGGTGTCAGATTCTTTGTCTTCTTTTTGTCCTTCGACAAATAGTTTCCCATCTTGTGTATAGACATAGACCTCTTTCTTCTTAAATCCAGCAAGTGCTAGTTCAAGTCGTGATTCCACGTTACTTACTTGAACAAGATTGTATGGGGGATAGTTAGAAGTTGTTTCGTGAATCTTAAAAATACGATCAAAGTATTCATCCATTCCAATCGTATTGCGATTAATTCTTTCCAACAAAGCAGGAAGATCCGCAGCCTGATACTTCATCAGATTAGTCATTATAGTAGCTCCTTTAAAAGCGAGTTTGTGTTTTGTGGACCCTTACGGCATCCAATACTAATTATACAAGAAAACATAAAAAAGGAGGGTCGGAAACCCTCATCTTTTATTTCGGATATTACTGTATGAAAATTAACAAGAATTTTAAGGGTTGAATATCAACTAATTTGAGTATTATGACTTGAAAACTAACAAGAGTTTTACAAGTTGAATACTAACTAAAGATTTGAAGATGATTGAGTATTAGGAAGTGAATACTGACCAGAGCATTTCCCGTTGAATACTAACGGAGACCATCTTCAATAATCATCTTACGTAAAGCATACCAAATTTGTTGAGTCATTTTATCCACCTTTGCTCGCGCTCTCTTAAGTTCAAAGTATTGATCATATTCCATTCCAACTTCAAACCTATCTTTGTATTCAGATACAGCACGACGCATCCAATGTTTATAATTTGATGCAGAAACTCCTTGATTCATATGAAATGGTTTACACCCAAAGTAATGTGCTTTGGTGTATTTCCAAAGAGGAGGTTTTTGGATATCTAGGCGAAGACGTAACTCACCATTTGGTCGCAGTATAGAATTAACAATAGTATAAATGCGATTTGGAGTTTTTAAGGTTTTAAGATTTCCTTTCTTATCAAACTCCAACCCAATTGCTGCTAAAAGTTCTTCGTCGTGATTCAAATATTCGCAAATAGAAGGAACATAACCCTCTACAGTCATACCACCTTTTACAGCATACTTCTTAATCCACTTTGAAACTTCATCTTCATAATCAATACTACCAAATCCATATTCAGAAGATTTTGCGGGATTAATATCCTCATTTGCTTGCTGAATAAATTCAAAAGTGTATTGATTACTTTCTTGGTAATCTTTAAGTTTTGTTGGAGTGAAAGTTTTCAAACAACGAAATGCTTCTTTATCCTTATTCAAAAATTCAGCAATCGCTTTAGTATCTGCTTCATCAGTTTTTGAATCAGAATCATATCCCGCAAGTTTTCTTGCTTTAGGAGTAGATTTTTGAGGGAATACTAAAATAGTAACTCCTTTTTCTTGAGCATTATATTCAAGTTCTTTTAGTTGCTCATAACTAAAAGGTTGAGCAAGAGTGTTCTTGTGAGATTCTCTTAGATGAGCATCTTCTGCTACTACACAATCACCTCTTTTCAATCCAGGAATATCAAGTTTAATTAAATCAATATCGTTCCTTTTTCCATAAAAATTCTTGGTGCCACTATCATAAAAGTGTGCTTTACCTTGACCAATATCGGCAGTAAAAAGATTCATAATTTTTTTAAGTATTAAGGGTTGAAAACTAACTGGAGTTTTCCTGTTTGAATACTAATAAGTATTTGTTCGATAAGTATTATGTATTGAATACTTACAAGAGTATTTCAAGGTGAATACTAATTATCTGAACCAATGTATCATAGCACAAAAAAAGAGGGGTAGCAACCCCTCCTTTTAGCGATATTCCGTTTGTAGCGTGTCGCGCACGAAAGAGCGACATATTATTTATTCCGCTTCTACTGCTTTTCCTTTCTTGCCGATGTTATACTTTTGCTCCAGAATCCAATCACCCTTGTCCTTATAAGCAAGAACTTTAATTTGATTGAGTGGCGCAATATCAGTTACAGAATCTTCCTTGACAACTGTAATCAGTCCCCAGTCAGCTAGTAGACGGACAATGCGATTACGGCGCTGTACATCATTTACAGTTAGGTTTGCGTGTTTGCCATCAAGAGCAAACAGTTCCTTAAAGTGAACGATGAAGTATCTACCTTGTTTATGAAGAATATGACAAGATTGATACAGTTTTTTCTCCTTTCTCGATGCAACTCCGATGCGAGTCAAAGTTTCACGAACTTTCAGAAAGTCATCAGGTTCATTAAGAATTACTTCTACCATTTGGTCTTGAGACCATTCAACAGTAGGTTCTACCGTAGTAGTCATT